ATTCTTTTCCCACAAACCATAGCTCCGACACACGATTGACATACAAATCAGTCCCGACTTTAGAGCTATTTGCGCTAACACGCTTGTCACTAGCCTTTCCGCCAAAAGAAATCCTCATAAATTTGTTTGACCACTGTCCAGCAAGCACATCACAGAAAGGCGCTCCAGCACCCGTGGCATCCACGCTTAAATTCTCTGGTAGCACACCGTGCTTCTTACATTCTTTCTGGACTTGCTCAACGATTTGATAGGTTCGTGGAACGGCTTTATTTGTGGCATCGTCATTTAAATGAATGATTTTTCCAAACTCTATAACATACTGACCAGTAGTGTCATACCCACATTTAGCTAAAGCTAGACACGTTCGATCACCCCCATTGGTGAAGCTCGGGTCCAGACCCGCTAGATTTACGGTGTTTCCCTGCCAGTTCACTTTATTCAAAGCACCACTAGAAGTCAGTTCATTTTCTGTGTAGATGCCAGTGGTTTCGTCGCTATCAAAAAATACTGCCCGAACCATTCGCATATACCCCCGACTCTCAACCCCCAATAGCGCCTTATCTTCGTCAAGTTTTTCTTGGGTGGGGAGCCACGGATATATAACCTCTCCAGCTATAATGTTTGGTGATCTCTCGCCATCTAGTCGAATGTATTTGCCATGCCATTTTGTTTCCCATTCGTCGGCAGTATTTGTATCGACACTATCCCAACCGTCTTTTGGAGTGGACCATATTCCAAACGCATCAAATCTTGAGTTGGGGTTACTCATCCCGATCATCTGGAATGAGGGGTTTTTAGACAGGTTTGTGAGACCAGCGTTCAAAATAGCTTCTGACAATTCTGATAATTCGTCTCCGATAAGGATCACCCTCGCTTGTTTTAAACCAATGAATTTGCCAACAGCTTCTTTAGTTTTACTCTTCTCCGCTGAGATCAAAGACAACCCCGCCCTCTCAATGAGTGTTCCTTTCTCATTAACGTAAGAGGCACTTCCAATTGAATCGCGTATCTTGATTGGTGCGCCCTCAATCACGGTTAGGAGAGACATCACACTACCCCAGATTCGTTTTCGAGCTTCACGAAGCGTGGTCGAAGTCATAAGAACAAGCGTGTCTTGAGGTTGGGACAACCAATTTACGATTCCCCAAGCAGCCATAATATGAGATTTTCCTGACGAAGCACTCCCTCCAATCGCGAGGTATTTGTTTTCGAGTGCTGCTTTAATCATCATTTCCGCCCAAGGGTGGCGAACGCATAGTTTGTCTGGCAATTCATCGTGATTCCACAACTCATCGCAGATCCTCCAAAAGTAATATTCTTTAGCAACAACCGATTCATGGTTAGCGAACCCGTAAAGAAGTGCGGTTATTAGACTAGTGGGAGGAAGCTGAAAACCCCCAACGTCCATTTTCTTACTAGCCGGATCAATTCTGGGTTCGAGTAACTGCTTGCTCCTTTGTTCTTTTAAAGCCATAATTATTAAAAACAATAGAACAGAAAAAAATGGGTATCAATTCCAAACAAGACATTCAAGACCGAGCCGTCCAACTTTACAATTTAGATTGGAAAACCAGTTCTATTGCCAAAGAGTTGGGGGTTCATGCGGGGACGGTGCGAAGATGGTTCAAAAAGAAAGGAATTCCAGCCAGAAAAAATGGGTTGGATATGACTGTTAAGACCGAAGACAATGACACAAATGAAAAACCTGTCGATGAGTTAGGTGATAAAATTGAACAGAACTTGGAGAACATGACTGACGAAGCTGTTCTCAGAGCGAAGCACGATGCTCGCTTAGAAGAAGATGAGACAATGATGGAGATCGCTGAAAGTCAAAGTAGTCCCGCTGAGAAATATCAGCACTACATCGCAGCAGCCGGAATTAAACTTCTTCGGGACAACATGAATAACTTAAAAGGCCCAAAGAATGTCCGAGAACTTTCGGAATTAGACCAGCTTATCCGGCGGAACTTAGGTCTTAACTCTAAGACAGGAGGAGGGTCGAGTAGAATGCAGATTGATATTTCCATTCTAAATAATAAAAAAGCGGATAGGGGTAATGGAACTGTAATAGATATTGAATCCAATGATAAATAACTTTGAAAACTTTTCATGGGACTATAACCCCAAGAAAGACCCTTATCATAAAAGGTCTCTTACTTCAGATGATTACAGAGAGACTGGTTTTGCCGAAGTAATATTCTTCCATCAGCTTGAAGAAGCACTAGTTGGTATTGTTGAATTAGCGACTGGTCCTCCCATAGCCTGTTATAGTAGTTCTATCGCAAGCACTTTACTGCAAGAAGAGCATGGACTTACGGAACAAGATGCCAAGTTCGCCCTTTCTCAGCTTATTGATGCCGACTTAGGACCGAGTGCGCCCTGTTTTTTAGACACTAGTATTGTAGAAAAGTAATGACCTTATTTAAAAAGAAAGAGCTTGTTAGTGATCCCAAGGTAATCATCAGGAAAGAAGATTATGAGAAGGATGATTTTTACTTCACGATAAAGCAACTTGAGGGATCGTTCTACCGAGTCAATCCATCGAACGCAAAAGAAGTTTTCTTTTTACAAGCCTTACCAAAAAATGTATTTGTCTACGCTCCCGCAGAAGGGAACGGCTTAATAATTACTTTGAATTTGTTTTGATAATCGGAATTGATAACGGACTAGATGGGGGTCTCTGTGCCGTTTCTAAATTTGATGGGTCTGTCATAGACAAGATCGCGATGCCTACGAAGTGGGTGGCTAAAAAAAGAGAGGTAGATACTCGTGTTATTAAAGAATGGATTCTCGATCTGAACACTCCTTTCACAATTGCTATCGAAGAACCCCTCGCTCATGCAAAGAGTTCCCAAGCAGTAAGATCTATGGCGCTTTCTTTTGGTAAAATTGTAGGTATGGCTGAAGCCAACGACTATGATGTCCAAAGAATTTCGGTCCACAAATGGCAAAAGACCATGCTAGGTTTTAGACCTAAAGGAATGACTAAACAAGTTGCTCTCGCTAAAGCTGAAGAACTGGCTCCCGCAGAGTGCTGGCTGAAGAATAAAAGATGTCGTAGACCCCATGATGGAATGGTTGATGCGTTCCTTGTTGCCCTTTATTACAGGGGTGTGCAAAAAAATTGAAAAAACTTATTGACCAAATTTCTGGTCTGCCCCACAGTCCGTCTGATGAAAACACCAGACCATGCTGACAGAGGACACGCAGAGTTCTCCCCATCGTCTCTAAAATACTGCGCGGGATGTGCGGGATATAAAGGTCGCGAAGGAACCAATCCGGCGGCGGAGATGGGAACTCGCATACACGAAGCCATCGAAATTTTAGATCCCTCCAATCTCCAGAGTGAACAAGAGATTTCAATCTACGAAGAGATCATCGCAGACCAAACGGAGTATTTAAAAAACTACGATGATAGGGAACTGACTGAAACTCACTCTGAAATCCTTCTCGACATAGAACTAAAAGGAACCTCGACGTTTGGAACTTGTGATCACCTCTCAATCTTTGGAAAAAAAGAAGGGGTATTAATAGACTACAAGACGGGGATTAGTGTCATCGACACCCCAAAAGATAATTATCAAGCTCGTGCATATACAGTAGGGTGTTTCCAAAGATTCCCCGAGTTGGAAGAAATTACTTTCGTGTTCTTCATCCCACAACGAAATGAAATTTTATCAGACACATTTAAGCGTAGCGAACTTGAAGACCTAATTGATGATCTCTCTTCAGTCATTCTAGAAGCTGAACGAGTTCGACCTAAGTGGGAAAACGGAACTCCAAGTTTAGAAGAATTGACTCCAACCGTGAATTGTCGCTTCTGCAAGTATGAGGGTGTTTGCCCCGCACTAGGTGGACTAGTTGTGGAAGTAGCTAAAAAGATAAACCCACAACTTCCTGATGTCGATCTTGATTCAACAACAGACCCCGAAGTGATCGAACAGTTATGGGCTATCCAAAAAATTGTGACGAATTGGGCGGATGGATTCAAGAAGAGGGCGATTAAACTAGCGCAAGAGGGTGTTGAGTTCCCCAATTTGAGGCTGAAGAAAATGGCGGGTAGGAGAAATATTACTGACCAGAAAAAATTTATTGAACTCGCCAAGGACTTTGGGATGGACAGCGAACAAGTATTGGAACACGTTTCCATCCCCCTCGCCAAAATTGCCAAAAGTATTGGCGACACGGCAGAAAGAGGTCAGAAAAAAACGAGGGCAGAATCCTTCATTAAGACCTGTCAGGAAAATTCAATCATCGAAGAATCTCCTTCAAGACACACCTTGTCTTGAGGACAACAAGAAACAAGAAACTAGAAACTAGAAACCATGAGTAAAGAAACTGAATTAGCAACTAAGCCCACTAATGCACTAGCAACAGCGGCATTGCCCGACACTATTGACGCATCGGATATTGATATTCCCCGCATCAATGTAGTCCAAAAAACCAGTGACATTACTTGTCGTGACGGTGAACCCGCTCCATATGGGTCCATTGTCCTCGATAAGTCTGTCGTATTGGCCCAACCCGAAACACCTATCAAGGTCATCCCTTTAATTGCAACGAAGCAATGGCGGGAAGATATCCCCTATGACTCTGATGATGTCCCAAGAATTGCGGGATCGGAAGCAGAGAAGAATCAACTTGCTTTAGATAGCGAGTATAACCTTCTTGAATTTGCAGAGATCACTTTCCTGTTTGAAGGGAACGATGATGTTGAGGCTTTCCCGCTTCCTCTCGGCAAAAAGAACTATGCAATGGGGCGCATCAATGTAGCTAAAGACGCTTATCGTCAGACCTTTAAACGGTTGACCACATTTGCCGTCTTTAATAAGAAGACTCCAATCCATACTAGACTATGGAATCTTACTTCTTCGGTTATCACCCGTGGTAAGTATTCATGGTTCGCTCCTTCTCTTACGATTACGCAAGATGAGCCTAGCGAAGAAGTCGTTTCATTTGTGGAAGGTTTTATGAATCAGTAGTATGAAAGATCTTACACCACAAGAAGTTTACGAGACCGAAATTGAGGCTATGAAAAAATCTATTATAGATTTGGAAACAGTTCGCAATAATACGGAAACCGCTCTACAGGCTAACAAGATTTTGCTCGGGGGGCTTGAGCAAAATTTAAAGGATCTCCATAAACAAAATGAATTGGAACTCGTTAGTAGCACCGATTAGGTAATGCGGCGGCGTTAATTGGCGCTGGTTAATCATCCGCCTTTGGGTAATCGCATAAAAGCCCGAGAACACCCCACCCTCCCGTTCAGTAAAAAAAGGGGGGTGGGGTAACTCTATACACATACTATGAATACTTTCGCAATAGATTACGAAACTTATTATGACAAGGAATGCTCTATAAGAACTCTAGGAGTTTTGGGTTATTTCAGTCACCCCAACTTTGATGCTTACATGGTATCAGTTGTTGGAACAGAGGGGACAAACTTTGTTGGTCACCCTAAAGACTTTGATTGGAGCTTGTTGGATGGCAATGTTGTCTTATCCCACAACGCATCTTTTGATGAAACCTTGTTCCTGTATGGTGTATCCCAAAACTGGTGGGATAACTGTGAACCAGCAGAATGGCACTGCACGGCAGATCTAGCAGCATATTGCAAGTTGCCGAGATCACTTAAAGGTTCCACGGCTAAACTCTTCAACCTTACAGTAGATAAGTCTACGCGAGATAATATGTCTGGTAAGCGATGGGAGGATATGTCCCCAGAGTTTAAAGAAGAGGTTAGTGAATACGCCCTCAAGGATAGTGAATTGTGTCTCAGGTTATGGGAAACACTCAAAGATCAATGGCCCCAGTTTGAACGGGACATAAGCACGGTCAATCGGAGGATAGTTCAAAGGGGTATCCCCATAGATACAGAACTTTTAAAGACTCAGTTAGAAACGATTAACATAGCTTTGTTTGAAGCAGAACAAAACATCCCTTGGTTGGACGAGAAACCGCTTCTTAGTAGGGCAGCTTTTGATCAACAATGTTTACTGCTGGGTCTAACCCCACCCCATAGTCTTGCCGAAGCAGACGAAGAAGCTCAAAAATGGATTGAGGAACATCGTGAAGAACACAAATGGATAGGCGCAGTAAAAAGCTGGAGGAGAATAAACTCTATTAAAAAGAAGTTAGAAAGCTTTGATTATGCGACCATGCCTGATGGCAGATACTACGGGGGATGTATGTATTTCGGCGCTCATACAGGTAGGTTTAGCGGGTCTGGAGGCAACTTAAACCTTCAGAACTTACCCAGAGAAGAAATGTTTGGGGTGAACTTGAGGCATTTGATTTGTCCAAAACCTGACAAAAAATTAATCGTGGTAGATCTTTCTCAGATTGAAGTTCGCACACTTTGTTGGTTAGCTAAAGATCGCGAAATGATGGAGGAGATTAAAAATACTGACGACATCTATGAAGCGTTTGCTATTCGATTTGGGATGTGGGATGAAGAAAAAGGAATACTTAAAAAAGTAGATCCCGAAAAAAGACACGCTGTAAAAGCAATGGTGTTAGGTTGCGGGTATGGGGCAGGGGCTAAACGATTTGCGAGTATGTCTTCTATTACCGAAAAGGAGGCTCAAAAAAGAGTGGACACTTATAGGAACAAAATGAAGAAGATAAAATCTCTTTGGTATGAATATAGCGAAGACATCAAAGGTTCAGTAAGTGTTACCGGAGGATATGATGCAGACGGTAAAAGACTACACCCCAAGTTTACCGTTGACCTACCCAGCGGTAGGATTCTGGACTACGGAACACTTCAAACAGGTGGTGATCCAAGTAATACACAATACACCGCTAAAGTTCCTCGGCATGGTAAATATGTTCCCGTAAGACTGTGGGGAGGGTTAGTAGCGGAGAATGCCTCCCAAGCATTAGCACGAGATATTTTCTCTGATATGCTTCTAAGAGTAGATAAAGCAGGATACAATATTGTCATGCACGTTCACGATGAGATGGTTGTTGAAGCTGACGCTACTGAAGCGGAGGAAGTGTTACACAATGTGATTAAAATTATGTCGGAACCTCCTGATTGGATTTCAGATATTCCCGTAGCTGCTGAAGGATCAATACAAACTAGATATGAAAAATGAAAATTAAATACCTCAAAAACTTAAAATCAAAAGACGCTTTAATAACCGTAAATGATCCAACAGAGATCAATGTAAAACCCATACCACCTTTTAAATCCAAAGCTTTATATAGGGAATGGTGTGCCAAATGTGATACAGATCACGCATTCTTGACAGGATTTGAAGGGATTAACCCCAACGCAAGGATCGAAGGAGAAAACAAGATATGCAAGATTCACTCGATCCCAGCAGACTTCGACGCACCACCCGATTGGCCTAATGTAAAAGACATCATCACAGCAAAATGTCCTAAAGCTTTACCAGCTTGGTATTGCCGGACATACAGTGGTTACATAAGATTGTTTTTTGAATTAGAAGAGACTCTTTCAATCCACCACACTTTGGTAGCTGGGTTCTTTAAGTATCTTAAACAGGCTCTGCAATATCAAAAAATCTTTGCGGGTTATGACAAGAAGTCTGAGTCTCCGTCACAGCTTATGGAGATTGGAACAGATTGGGTAAACATGGGGGGAAAGATTCCTAGCTCAGTTGTTCAAACAGCTTTATTCAAGGCAGCACAAGAAAAGCCACCCGAATCAAAAGATACGTCTATCCCAATTGAAATTATTGCCGAAGAAGTTGAGAAAAAATTTCCAAATAGATGGATAGGAGATTTTGAAGTTGGTTCACGAGGTCCATTATTTTGGATCGATGACGGTATTGATCGTGAGGGTTGTCAAGTATTTGAAGATGGGATGGTCGTATATTCAGATCGCGATCTTGCTTGGAAAACATGGAGAGATATTTTTGGTCCCGATTTTGTCAAAGACTTTGAAGAACAGAAAATGGGGGATCTACTCGATGAGTATTGGTTCAATGGAAGACAATTCTTTAAACAACTTGATGGAACAGCAAAACCTATACCCAGAGATCAACTAGTATTGGAGTTGCGTCAGCGAGGATTTAAAGGGGGTAGGCCAAAAAAAGGTGAGAATGTCTCAGAGGTTGAAGCTGCCATTGTCCTTATCAGTAATACAAATAGGATCGATGAAATAGCTCCGGTTGTGTTTCGGCGGAATGAAAGGATTGTGTCTTACAACGGGTTGCAGATCCTTAACTCAGCAACGGTCTGCCCCATCGAACCCGCTATGGATGGCGACATAAATACGTGGCCTTTCTTAAATAAATTTTTTGATCAGTTCTTTGAGGACTCAACTAATATTCGTAGTAAATATTATTTCTTTGGGTGGTTGCAGCGGTATTACAAAGCATTCTACAACAACAAAGAGGATCAAGGACAAGCCTGTATTCTAGTGGGACCAGCGAAGAGGGGTAAAACTCTTTTATCGAACAAGATAATAGCTGCCCTTGTAGGGGGGTTTGCTGATGCGAGTGACTACTTATCAGGCGGGACAAAATTTAATAAAGACTTGGGTAGGGCAGCGTGTTGGGTCATCGACGATACAGTTAGTGCGGCATCTTTCCAAGATCAACGAAAAGCAACCGAGCTAATTAAACGTGGGGTGGCTAACCCGAGGATTGAATTCATGGCAAAATATTCAGATGCCGTAACACTTCCTTGGGCTGGTAGAATTATAGTTAGTCTTAACGATGATCCAAACTCGATGAGTGTGCTGCCGACAATGGACTCTAGCAATAAGGATAAACTAATGGCTTTTAGGGTGTGTAAAGAACCGTTCGCTTTCCCAAAAAAGGTAGAACTAGAAAGTATAATCGCACAAGAACTTCCTCACTTTGCTAAGTGGCTGATGGATTGGAAACCCCCAGAAGCGGTATTAGACGATGATAGATTTGGTATTAAGAGCTTTATAGACAGGAGTATTTCCTACGCTGCCTTCGATAACTCCAGCAGATCTCAAGTATCGGAACTAATAGACTTTTTTGCTAAAGCGTGTAGAGAACAAAACGAGAAGATGGCTTCGTGGCGAGGAACGATCCTAGAACTTCAAGTTGCATTGCACTCATACAATGGAGGGCGACCACTGGGGGCTTCTAATAAGATAGACTTCATACGCAACGGATTGTCACATTTAGAAGATGTGGGTAAACATAGTAAAACTACTAGACCCATAAAATCTGTTGGTAAAGGTAGTGGTAAGATCTGGATAATAGATGTTACATCACCGTTCGATATTGATTATGAAGAGGTCACTTTAGAGAACCAGCCTTTCTAAGAGATGAAATCGGCAAATGATACCCATCCACTTTATATGTGAATCCGTATTCATCGGGTTCCCCCCGAAGTTTATATTCGGCTTTCCTCTGTATAGTAAGGGCAGTAGCCCAACCTAGAAGCCAAGCCTTCTGAAAATCTTTACGGACACGAACAAAGAAATAAGCTTTAGCGGGTAACTTTTTTCCTTCGGGACAATTAACAGAAGCTGTGTAGTGGGGTTGCGGAACCCCAGCACAGCTTTTTGATTTAATATCTATCGTCCGGTTACCGAGAACATAGTCGTGTTTAAAAGATTCATCTCCCTCATAAATAGCTTGAGGGTATAAACATTCAAACGCAACCTCCCCCAAGAAACCCGTCATGCGCCCAGCTCCTCGGGTAAAAGAATTAGGTAAAACCCCCAGCTTTTCACTACGTTCAAAAGCCTCTTTGACATGGTCACTAGTGGGCGTAAAGACCAACATACCATTGGATCTTTTGAAATGCTTTGGTAATTTTTTCCTACTCATCCTTTCCTACTCGTTTCAACAAACGCTCGTAGGCAGGAAAGAAGACTTCATCCATACACCGCACCACAGCTTCCTGCTCAAAGGTCTCACAAAATCCCACCCCCGACAGGCATAGTGATGCTTCCATCAACTCATGGCGAACAGTGCTTAAAAGGGCTTTCCCTTCTAAATGGTCAGCAATAAAAATAATTTTTCGTTCGTGACTATAGTAACCATACAAATCCTCGTCACTAAGATCTGAGAAACGAATCTTAATTGTCTGCCCCGCTACCCGTATACTCTTGGGTATAATCATTTTTCATAGAATGTATTTATTCCTTCGGCATAAACTGAGGCTAACTTATCTAAATCTGATTGTATTAGATCCACATCAGATTGACTAGATCCAAAGAACGGCTCCGCGATACAAGCATAGCAAGGAGTCTTACGGAGAAACATAGCACCTCTTGATCCCTTGCCCCTTGCTTTGACCCCGCGAGACGCTAAATCAGGATACGCTTCGTCCATTGCTTCCTTCAATTTCAAAGCTAATTTTTTTCCACCTCTACTAGTCTCCCAATATAACCATTCATGTCCGGTTGCTTTTGGCCCAGCAGAATTAAAATGGAGTTCTATACACGCATCTATACCGTCCTCCCTCATTTTTCGCGATACATAATTCATCGCCCCAACATAACTAGACGCTTTGTAGTCGTCGTATATTTTATACGGAACTTTTAGTTTCGGTATAATTAACGAAATCAATTCGGTGTTGAACGTGTGTTCACTAACGCTGGGCTTACCAACTGTGTAAGCGCCGGAGTCCCCCCTCCTTGAGTGTCCTATTGCCAGCCCTATCATTTCTTAAAAATCAATCTATAGAGGGATACCGCAGCTACTGCGATACCCAGTATTAAAGATATTACACGGAGCCAATACTCCATTTGCTCTTGCATAGATGCGGCTACGGCTATGGTTGGTGTTAAAGTCCCTAAAAGGGTGTCGATTAGTTTAGAAGAGTTCATTCTCTTTTTTTTGAAAAATATTTACCCCCTCTTTTGGGGTCTTTAAAGATAACGTATTTTGCCTTTGCCTCCCCCTCTTCTGTTTCCTTCCACGTTTTATGTTTTCGTCCTTTCAGTATTTGCCCCGTTTTAGGACTCCTGCTAGGCCAATGACCGTCCTTATCTTTTGTTAAGCCATGCGCTTTTGCAGTGGCATAGTCATAACCGCCCCCTTCGGGGTCGAAGTTTAAACTAGCGACTCCATCCTCTATTGCCTTTAAAAAACCCTTAATCATTTGCTCCCTATAATAATTGCCCTTCGATAACTGTAATCACTGTGGAATTTGTGATCTTCTCTACCAACTAAACTACCCTCACAAAACTGGTATGTTTCCCCCTCGATCAACGTAATTGTTGGGGGGTCATTAAGTGCGCTTGAGTTCACGGTGGAGTCGTTTCGCAACCCGCTCCAGCCGCAACTTTGCAGCAGGGCTACCATCGGCAGCAAGCTCATCAATCTCATCTTCCAGTTCGTAAACATATCTTCGGTGCTTTAGTTTTATGTATAGAACATAAGCCTCTAATGCGGCAGCAATTGCCCTGATCATTTTATTTCTTCGCTTTTCCGATATTTAACGCCGCCCATTCAAGGATGATATAGAGCTTTCTCACAAGCCCATCGTCTTTAGGAGTGGGAGTTAAAGCACAAATTGCAGAGGCTGCTGCCACCACAGCAGTGGCAACGGAAATAAGACTGTCTCGGTTTTCTAAAATGTAGTTAATCATAGTTTATAGTAGGTTAGGTATTCTTGATCCTGATCCACTAGGATCAAATCGTAAAACTGGTTTAGCTTCCCCTCGATACGCATCTAGCTCTTCATCGAGTAATTGTTTGCACACGTTCCAATGGTAATTCGCACGTTCAAGGTCTGCATTTTCTTCAGCCACACTACCGAGAAGACCGTGTTTAATAGCATTGAGATTACTCGGTCTAACCGTATCGTAAGAGTTAATTAGCTGCTTGAACTTCCGTTTAACTAAAACGCGCAATGTCTTCTTCACAGAAGAACTATTGGATATCCTATATCTTCTATATGCGTTTACTTTATTAGCTTCTTGAACAGTGCCTAACTCAAGCCTATCTGAAACATCAGCAGTATTAATAGCTACAATCTTCACTGGATCTTTGAGGGAAGAATCCCCATTCCTAATTTCTATAACGTCAGTAAACGCGAAGGAAGAAGAAGTAGTAGCAGCAGCCGTATCAAAAGTGGGGGTATAGGTAGTTAGTGCGGAGCTAGTGTTTAGCCCCGTAACAGTAATAAAATTACTACTAGTTCTGGGGATAGATTGTTGCGGCTCAACAGGCATAACATGAATACCGTAGGTTTTGCCAGCTTCTAGTTCGTTGACTGTAGGAGCTAACCCGTCATCAATTATACCAAATCCAGCTAAAGTATTGCCGTCTCTATTCCTCCCAGTGATCCTGTAATCATGGAATTGACTTTGCGCTTTGACAGGATCGTCATCCATAAGAGCTGAAACAATTGCCTCGGCATCATCTGGCAGCGTAAAATTACCATCTGTAGTAGATATCGTCGTTTCATACAGGAGATCCCGCCACATCCCCATTGCATATAAACGAGGCAATACTAGATTAAGTTCCTGTATAAATGAGGAACCAACGGATTTAAACTTTGACAGGGCTTCTTCAACTCCCGCTACGGTAAGGGTAGCCATACCCTAGTTTAATGGAAAAAGAACTAATAGTCAAGGTATGGGCCAATCTGACCTATTCTGGACACAAGTTACTTGTGGGGCATTCAACCACCTTAATTGGTTCACTAAGACTTCCCGTTGGGGCGTAAACTTCTACAGTTGTTCCTGTCGTTAAAACTGCCGCAGTATTCGTTGAGGTGACCACATCCACAGGATTCAAGTCTTTTATTACATTGACAGTGCTTCCTGCCGTAGCGACTTCAGAAGTAGGCAAACTAGCTACAACAGATACTGTTGAACTGGAAGAAAGCACACTTACTCCTGTAGTGGAAGTAACAACGGTCAAACTAGGCTCAAGGGCTACTTGATAAGCAAGTGAGTGTGTTGGGATAGATTGCACAACATCTACAGGAGTTGTCGAATTAAGAACCGTAGTTGTTGGGACAGATTGCACCACGCTTACTGGACTTCCTGCACTGATGACATCTGTTGTTGGGACAGATTGCACCACACTTACAGGACTCCCCGCACTGATGACATCTGTTGTTGGGACAGATTGCACCACACTTACAGGACTCCCCGCATCAACAACATTAGTGGTGCTTAGTGATTTAACAACACTCGTAGTGGTAGCTCCTGTAATTAAGGACGGGAATGTGGGAGGTGAGTTTTCAAATGCCCCCTGCGCGATAACCCCCATCACCCAATAACAAACGTCATCTTCTCCCCCTGTGTTACCACAAGCTGCGACTTTCACGATAGACATCCCACCAGCCGTAGTAGCTGCCCCACCACGCCAAACATCCGTTACCATGTCGGTTGTCGAATCTGGAGCCAATGCAACAGGTGTGGTCGAAGAGGAAGATAGAACGGAAGCCATGTTACCAGATGTAACAGCGGAAGCGACCGTTGTAGTTCCAGAAGAAGCAATTACGGAAGTCATGTTACCCGTTGTAACAGCGGAAGCGACCGTTGTAGTTCCAGAAGAAGCAATTACGGAAGTCATGTTACCCGTTGTAACACCAGCCGCTACAGTTGTGGTTGTAGCCACCCCAGAGACTGAAGTAAAATTACCTGTTGTGACGGGCGCTGCAGTAGTTGTATACGTCACATCCACAACCCCGACAACAGTGTCTAAATTCCCTGCTGTAACTGGAGCGGCGGCAGTGGTTACTGCCCCAGCCGACACGACAGTAGCCATGTTGCTAGGTTGAGGTTCCAAGGCTACAGTGACCGTTCCCGAACTAGTCAAGACCGCAGTGAAGTTAGTAGCAGTGGGCGCTTGCGCTACAGAAGTTGTAGATCCTGCCGTTAAAACAGTAGTAGTTCCTGATGCAGCAGACAGAACAGTAGTCTTGTTAAGCTCTACACAAGTAAGGTCATTTAAACAGGTAACGAGTCCGTCTTCGACAACCGCAACACCCTTACCATCTATTTTCCAATGCTTGTTGAATTCATTTCCCGTGACATGAATTTCAGAGGCATCTGCTTGAGCAGCGTTATACTTTACTTTTACTTGAGCCTCTCCTGTAAATGGAGATGAAAGACCCTCCTGCCCCCGTTCATTTATACTCCTAAATTCTTTTTCATCTTTGCCATCTCGGACATATTTCTTGTAAACATTTTTACCGCCCCCTAAGTTTTTTATTTTATTATAGCCCCTATGCCAATGGAGTGGACCCCTAATTCCTTCTAGACCCCCATACAATCTAGCCTCTCTGCCATCCGTCTCTTCGTTCCACTGGTGACGATAAAGCTTTCCATCTTTTACCCAAACAATAGGGACGGCGTATTTTCCTTCTTTACCATTATATCCACTTTCATCTGGTAGTTCAAACTGAGTAGAATCCGGTAACTCCTTACTCTTCGCTAATCTATACAACGCACCATCTGGATTATCGGGGTCTGCGATTACTTTTCCCTGCTCGTCAGTATTGAATTCTGAATAGATAACACACTCCCGATCCGCTTTTATTTTTAAAGGTTCTAACTCGTGCAGCTCAACACAAGTTCCGTTTTTAGGGTGCATCTCGTATAAGTGTGCTTTTGAAATACACACCCTCTTATCAC